AAAAAGATGCTCATGTTGTAGTTATATCTAAATTATTAAACTTAACCAATGATTTTTCTATTGGCGCTATGACAGAAGATTTATTTGTTATAGTTATTGAATTATCAGAACTATTCCATAGTTTATTCAGTCTGATATAACCAGAAGACATCAAAACTCTGCCCACATCTAATGTTTGTTTTTGATTATTAGTATTGAATAATTCTAACGATTGAATTTTAGTTTCAGTTGTTTGGGGCAGTCTTATCTGGTATTGTGAATTATTGATCATGACTCCCATTATATTAAACCCGTTTTCGGTTAACTTATTCTCTAGATAAAATTCAGAAAATTTTTGTGTTGGACTAGATGTTGTTATAACGGTTTTTACATAATCAAATGAAGAAACTTCAGACTCAAAATTATCAAACACAAGTTCTTTAATTTCTGAAAAATTAAATTTTCTAGAAAATCTATAAGAATTAAAATTTGAATATAATGTTTCAAATAAGTCTTTAATTTCTTCAACTATTACACTTTTTCTAAAATTGTTGACAGACAATCTATAACTTATATTACAATGAATAGTGATATCATACTTTTTGGGAATAACATATTCGGGTATTAGTGCAAGTGGATTTTTTTTTCTTAAATATTCTATTATTATATTGTTATCTGGATTACCACTACCAGGTTCATATGACACAAACACTCTTCCAGGTTTAGGAGGATCTAATTCGTTTCCTCCGTATACTGTAAACGAATCAGTATCCGAAAAATGATCGTCTCTTATTAATAAAGCAGAATAATCTCCTTTTGTAACTGCCCGATCTTGACCAGAAAAAACACGAGGTGCTATAAATTTTACTACATCTAAATCTGGTTCATCATTTCCTCCAAATGATTGATCTAGTGTAGTAACTGTCAACCCACTTGACGTGAAATTAAATACACCATTGCCAGCAGAACCGGAAGACTTGAGATACTTTATTTCTACTATATCATCTGATACAATAGAAGATCCTAAATTATTTTCTTTTCCGAAATGAACTTCGAACAAGTTTCCATTTCTTTCTATATAAAAAATAGTATCATTATCATTTGGAAAATAGTTGATATTTTTCCAAGTATTAGTCGTCGAGTTACGTGTTACTTTTATCATAATAGTACTGATATCTACGTTAGAATCAGGTATTATGTATTTTTGTTTTGTTAAATCTATCTCAGATGAAATTATTTTGCTTACGAGTGTACCTTCTGTTAAAATCAATGGACTGGTGGTTACTCCATTCTGTGTATTATAAAAACTAAAAATCGAACCATTATTTAAAAATCCTGTAAACGAAGTAAATTCACTACGGTTGTCTGATATATTGACTCTAGCTTGAGCAGATTTTAAACCAGGTATTGTGTACCCTAATGGTTTAACCAAAGAAACGATAGATTTTGTTCTTTGCGCTGAATCTAAAAATACTTCAGACGATAATAAATTGGAATAAAATGCATAATAATAAGTATTATATGCCAATAAATCTATAATTGTTTGTATTGCAGACCCTTCAAAATTGTATCCAACAAATATGTTTTGATTCTTGAGATATTCTGTGAGTGAAGTTTTTATATCTGAGAAATCGATTTTTGTTAAATTGGGAGGAGAAGTGGTCATTTTATTATGGTTAGTTGAATAGTTTTTACCGATTCTTGTGTTTTATTTTTTTCCTGTAAATCAAATACTAATTTATTGTCTTTAATATAAACATTTGGATTTATAATTCTTGGTTCATATTTTAAAATAGTATTTTTAATTGAATCTAAAAAGATATATTGTTGAATGGCATCATCAAATTGAAAAGATTCTAGTGTAAGATTTGTTCCAAATTCAATATTAAATCTTCTTTCTCCTTTAATTGTTAGTATTATATTCTTGATTGATTGTTTTATTGCATTCACACCTGTAGTTAAATTTATATCATTTGTATATGGATTTTTAGTCAAAAAGAAAGGAACATCTACGTAATTTGTTTTGTCTAATAACATTTATATTATGTATAAAGCTTTATTCATTATCTTAAGGTATAGGATATTGAGTTGCGGATGGTATTGCGGTTCTTCCTAAAATAAGATACATTGCATAATAGGTTTCTGATAAAAATTCATGGGCAATTGAAAGTATTATCCATTTACCTGAATTCAGATTGTTTTTTATTCCTTCATTGTAATGTTGTATTTCTATGACGTCTCCCAAGTTTATAGCAGTTGATCTGTATCCATCTACTTTGATTTTAATCTGATTTAATCCAATATGCGACATTAATGCATGTCTAAACATTGGTGTTGCTTCTGGTGTTTCCCAAAAAGTAGAATTTATTTTAGTATAACTCAGATATTCTCCGTATTTGTTTCCTCTTTCTGGACAACCACATGAAGATTCTGAATTTGGATCATCGTAATTACATCCAAGATAATCTTTTCCCAAAACTGTTTCTATTTTTTTACATTCATTTATTTTATTATATTCATTAAATATTTCCAAATAAGTAGGTTCTCCGTCCCCGGAAACTCCTCCAGAAGCTCCCCCAGAAGCTCCCCCAGAAGCTCCCCCAGAAGCTCCTCCAGTATTAGAATAAAACATATCTGGTCTCATATTTTTAGCTGGACAGAATACATACGGATCAATTGTTGATCCTCTTATAGTTTCTCCCATACCATGAGAACAACTGTCAAGGCCTATCGTGGAACAATCTATTTTTTCTGTTATATCACTATTGGTGTAAACTATAAATTGAGCAGACCAATTAGAATCAAATAAATCATAGTTCGGTTTATTTATTGGAGGCTCTACGATTCCGTAATCACTTTCCCCACTAATATCCCATTTCCAGACGTCTTTTGCCAAAAGACCCGGACGATATATTGCACCATCTCCTATTTGTACTGAATATGTTGTGGGAGAAGTAACAACACTTAATTGTTTTATTTCATCATAATAGATTGGATTGTAAATATTTAAGTAATTTGGAGGCTGAACCACCAATTTTAGTATATTTGCAATCGTCAATTCATTCGGATTCCATGAACGTAATTCGGGTCCACTACAGGTTGTTGCCGGCTCGAATGGTCCTGTTACGCAAATATCAAATGTTGCTGACATTGTTATTATTCTTTCATCTGTACTCTTTATTTTATTTTACATCACGGGAATTCCCCACCACCCGAATCCCCGGATCCCCCACCACCCGGATCCCCGGATCCCCCACCACCCGAATCCCCGGACATGAACGTTCTCCAAACTATAGTTCCTTTGCTTAAAAATTCCTTGTCGTACTCTCCGTAATATCCAGTGTTATCCATGCAAGTTTTTTCACAATTCATTCCATAAGTACCACAGGGACATTTAAGATTACAATTATATTTATGAATACAAAGAGGTAAATCACATTTTCTGCAATCATCACATGTTATTCCTTCGCAGTCTTGTGGATTGATCAATAGATCCAATCCTGTAGTTTTTCCTCCAGTCCATCCATCAACTACATTATATTTATCTGCTGACCACTTTAGTGCTTCATAGTTCCTACATTCGCATGGACATTGATATTGACTGCAATCACATAGATTTTTAGCAACATTAGAGCAGTCCTCTGTCCATTCTATCTCACAACAAGAACTTTGATATTGACATACCCTTTCTTCGCATATCAAATCAGACGGACAACCTACTGGTGGTTCGCACTTACACCACCCTAAAGTTACTCCATTCTCAAGATACCGGTAAGCGGTCTGTCCTTCACCTGAAGGAATACCACAATTGCAACTGCCTTCAACATCTAGTACACAGGGTGATCCACTTATTTGAACAGGAGCCTTATATCCTGGACACACCCAACAATTCCCCGGTGTGGGATTTTCATTGAGGCATCTACCAGCCTGAACTATTGGGGCCGAATAAGGTGGCACTGCAAGTATCGGTTTTCTCCATAAACCACCTGCAGTTTCTGTGGTTAGTCCCTCTGGCCACTCATCTGGTGGAATGTATGTTACTGTTGTTCTTGGAGCCCAGTTCTTCGGATACTCACAACAATTTATTCCATTGGGATAGGAAACCGTTTCCGTCTGGCATTGTTCAGTAGAAACTATGCCTGGCGTATGTTTCCACTTTTGGGTATCATCATCGTATAAATATATTCCACGTTGACAAGGTTGCCAGGTAAGAGAAGTCTCGGAAGATAAAGGTATCTTTCCTTCATCTATATTTTCTGCATTATCCCATAATCCAGGATGTGGCCAACATGGACCAGAATATACCATGTCCAAGGAATTTACACTCCAACCTCCGTTTTGGTCTGACTTCATGTCGTTTCCATTTGCATCGTATACATCTGGCCATCGATGTATTGGAGTTCTACAATATCCGTCTTTTCCTGCAGAACTAAACCCACCACTATCAGTATTTCTGATAAAATATCCAATTGGATTGAATTTCACTAAAGCGTATTGCCATAATGGTTCTGCGGGGAAAATCTCCGAGATACATTCTCCCATGGTAACGCCAATAGTACAATTCAAACATTCGATGGGAATCATTCTTGTACCAGGACCTTTCACTCTGTCCCCAAGACCAAGAGTGTTACAATTGAAATTGTACGCATTTATTTCCTTGGGAAATTCTGATTGCTCGATTCCCTCTTTTATGATATTTTGTCCTTTTCCGCGTGGACACGGAATAGTTGCTCGATAATTTCCATTTAATGCACTTTTACAATAGTTTTCAAAAGATCCATATGGTTGCCAATATGAAGTTAAAGCATCAGGATTAGGATCGCCATCTGTAACAGGCCGACCTAAACAATAACAGCATCCTGTTTCTCCACATCCTAGATCTGGTGTTGGCCAACCGTTTGGAATTGGCAACGGGGGGTACACTATTCCTCCGACCTTAGTAGGGTCTGGCCAAAAACTAGAAGTACAGCCTCCCATTACCGATGGGTTGATATCCGACGAATTATAACACCGAGTGAATTTATAATGAGCTCCTCCTAACGTTAAACCTGAAATCATTTTATTTAATTTACTAACTAAATCAGCATCACATTCTGTTGCTTGCATTCTGAAATCTAAATAAGAAAATGCTCCAGCATTTCCTAAAGTTATTCCTTTTGGAATACATGCTTTAAAAAGATTCTCCTTAGGGTTTGAAAACGAGTGTTGCCATTCTGGATCTATTTCATTTTCCAGACACATCATTCTGCCTCGAACTAATACATCAATGGGCCGGGGACTCATAAGACTTAATGCCTCAGGTTCTTGTAACTTTATAGCTTGATACCAACGTGTAAAACTCACACCGGGATTACGGTCTGCCAAATCAGAATAACACATGTTCGATCCCGATGTGTGATCGGGGGCAGCCAATGTGGGAGGGTTAACACTTGGGTAAGTTTTAAAATGTTTTCCAGAAACTGTGAATTCTCCTGGTTGATATTCTTCCCAGTAGCAACAAGACGCCTTTTCTCTGTTTTGACAACCATCTGGATGTTTCGGTGTTGGATGAATAGGAGGTAATGACAAAAATGCATTCGATCTCCATTCAGAATATAATGGATTTCCTTCTTCCCATCGAGATGGTGAAGTCTCATTGATAAAACAACACGCATTTCCTGTGACCCCCCCACTAAGAGATGCTCCTACTGTGGGTTCGTATAAACCATAAGTTGGTCCAATCCATTCATTGCATCTAATTTGTTTTACACAATCCCACGCTGCAAATTGACAGTATGAACAATCACATGCTGTTAGCATACCATTCCCATCATCATCCTTGAACATAGCATCATTAGGAGTAAGGTCCTTGCACGCTAGCGTAACACCACCTTCCGAAAAAGAAAAAGTATGACATCCATTGATCTCCTCATTCCAGTCACTCTTATTGCAACAAAGAAACTCTGTGTTAGTATAATTAATACAACAGTCTCTATCGAATATTAAAGTGCATCCTGAAGCACCACTACGCATTCCTGTTTCAGGATCAAACACAAAATTATTAAACCAACCTGCTCTTACATACGGTCCTGAATCTCCTGCATGCATTGTTCCAGGTCCATCCCATTCTGCTATGCCTTCAGCTGGTTTCCTTCCCTGACAGTACAACCCTTTGTACATCCCTGATAAGGACCATTGTTGAAACCATGGACCATTTCCCCCCGTGCCTATAGACATCATACCTGTATTATTATACGGCCTAGAGAGCTCCTGTGGATGCATAATGGGAGAAGGAATTTCAGAACAAACATTTTTGCTGTCTACTGGATGGTCTTTTGGATCAGCTACATATTTAAGACTGTATGGAACTTCTGAATTGTCCCATGCGTAGGATCTTCCTACAAATCTACCAAAACAAATATTTGAAGTTAAACTAGATTCGTTTATAGAGTCTGGGTGTGGAATAGGTCGTAGTCTTATAGAAATTCCTGAACCGAAACTTGTATTTGGCCATAAATTAGTAGGCATTTGAGCCCCCCCGGACACAATAAATGGTGGTTGTTGTTTATGATTGCCTTTATGAGTGTCAGATGCAAATGCAGGTATATATCTTCCAATAAAAGAACTAGAATTTCCTAGATGGGCCATTTTAGCACCCCATATCAAGTCACATACTGTATCCGCCATGATACCACCTTCTATAACAGGATAAAAAGCATGGCCCTGACCACTTATAGACCAATATGATTGATTTCTAGCGGCGGCCGCACTTGTATTTGGTCCTAGAGATTGTACGACAGAATAACGATCTACGAGACTTTTGTTTGGATACGGACTAATTGTTCTTCCTGCCTTTTGTAACCATGCGTATCTGTGGTTTCTCTTACTCCAGTGTGCCTCATCTTCTTCGTCTGGCCAAGAACTGAGCGCTGTGAAATTTCTAGGAGACCATTCCCAGTTTGGAAGTATTGCACGAGAACGAAAATATACACTATTAGTTAATCTGTAAAATGCTCTTTGTGCATCCTGGGGTAGAGCATTTATATTCGTTTCAAGTGGTAATTCTAATTGGTATATGTCTTTATTTACCTGAAGAGTTTTTGGAGATTCTGATCCTCCGATAGATGTATCTGTATAACAAGCAGGCCATTCTGTTCCTGGTTTAGGTGTAGCCATTTTTGCTAATGCCGGAGCTCTTTGACTCATATTTGCTTCAAATGGTTTAAATGGATTATTGGTGCTGGATTCTGAATCATCTGCAGCTGCCCTGATTTCCCAAATATCACCAGGCAATCGTGCTGGACCCACACACTTAATTTTGGAGGGATTATCATATTTTGTTAATAAGTCTGTTAATTCTGACCAAGAAATTCCATTGTCAGCGGCCCATCGGGACAATAATGCCATATCGTTCCATATTTCTCCACGCCAATCTTTTAATTGCAACCTGTCTTTAAATTTAGTACCCAATAAATCATTTGCTGTATTTACATTTAGATGCCATTTATCATCACTATGTGCTTGATATATAGCTTGTATAGAGTCTTGAGACATTAATTGTTGTTTATTGTATCCGAGCGCATATCCTTCCTCCCAATTGGATTCTTCGCAAATAGCCTTGATGCAATCTTGAAGGTCTGAGTCGTACTCGGGAAATTCGAATGAAAATAAATGAACTGCATCTGAGATTTGATGGAAAAACGCAGGCATACTTCGATTCATTAATATATTTGATGGGAATGAACCGTCGTCTAAACAATCCATTTGACCCAACGTATAACTAAACTGTTGAGACACAAAAGTAAAGAAATATTTAAAAAGATTATGAGGCCAATTTCCTGTTGCAATTATTTCGTTAGTTTTTGGCAAAACAATAGGATATGACCGATAAAGACCAGTAGGCACCCATTTTGCTGCAGAAAATTTTTCACCACAAACCACTTTAATATATTTTTTATTTGATGTGTCAAAATTTAATCTGTTATCTCCGCTGTGTCCCCAACAAGTCAATCCTCCATCACCAAGAATAACACAAGTGTGATAGGCACCACACGCAATAGATGTAGACGGGGTAAAGTTAGAATCATTTATATTTGTAAGTACAGCTGGTGGATTAGATTGTCCAAAATCTTCAGCACCAGAAGCTCCGCTAGTTCCAGCTCCCCAACAAAAAACTGTTCCGTCTTGTTTTATTCCGCAAGAATGAAATTTTCCTGCTGCAATATCTTTAAAAATGACATCAGAAAACCCTGCAATACTGGCCTGTCCTTTATTGAAAGTTCCTCCGCCTCCCCATGCCCAAATTGTTCCATTGTTTCGTAATGCTAGACTGTGATAATAGCCCGCAGAAACTTTTTTAGCTAAATTAATTTCTTGCGAATTAAACTGTGTTTGATTTGCATACGAAGCACCCCAACAAAATACATTAGAACCTCCCGTTATTCCGTAGTTGTTAATTGCAACATTATGATGCATTCCACACGATATTTGTTTCCAGGATTGAACACCACGACATAGATCTGTTCCTTTTCCAATAATATCAAACTCACCATTATCTTTTATCCAAAGTACATTTTCTACAAATGTGCCTGTTTTTCCTCCAAGAAGATCATCACATACATCCGGAAAGCCATTCGGAATGGATGTTTCTGTATTTACTGGAGTTCCGTTGCAAGTATAATATTCAGATTGATAATAATTAGAGCATTGTTCAGAAATCTCAGTCGGATTTATGCCTCTGGGTACATAAAAACAGGGACATCCCCCAATATGTGTGGGTTCCGATACAGGACCTATCCATGGAATTTTACACGAATCGCAGTTGTTCTGGCATACCCAATTAAAAGAAACTCCTGTAGAAACCGGAGAATATGGAACGGTAGCAGATCCCATATGATCTTTTGTTCGATCAAACAATATAGTTTCTGTATGAGGTCCTAGTCTACACCACTGTCCCGCATTGGGATCAGAAGAAAACAAGTCTCCATCTCTTGCAACTGATTCCCCCCACTGTGGATCCCAACCAACACATTTTGTTGAATATGATACGTAACCACCCACTGGATATCCTGTTGAAGTCACTGTCGCACCATTTTTTCTAGTAATTATACATCTTTCTCCACCTGCACTCAGTTTTGATGGAGGTGACCAATCAGAAAGAAAGGTTACTTGATTCTCATAACCAAACATTTCACCTTCTTGCCTTGGTGTGAATTCAGGATAAAGCGAGCTTTCATACCCATCGCAACCAATCCTCAGTCCTCTACTTATTTTTTTAGTGTTATAATATGGAAATGTATTACTGTCAGTCCAAGCGCGAAAAATGCCAGACAAATGAGTTATTCCTTTATCTTGTATCCAGTTGTGTGGTAAGGATATCAAAACATCTGAACCAAATCCTGCTGTTTTGTAGCAATAAGTAAATTCCCCACTCGGTCCAGTTGGACCAGAAATTACATTCTCCATATGATCAACGCACTCGTAAGCTTTCATCACGGCAAGTGCAACAAAAAAATCCGGACCGGCTGCGATATCTTTAGCTCCATCAGTGACACTGATAGGAAGAGTAACCTCAGGTATTGTTCCTACAATATCTAAGCCAGTACTTTTAGATTCAAAATCTGGTTCAAACTCTCTGTGTAAAATAACTATGGGTTTTTTACTATTAAATTGAAGTATTTCCCATATATCTGGATTTAGATGCTCGGATACTCGTTCTTGATACGGAGTAAGACCACATCCTTTTATTACGCTATCAATTTTTAAATCTGTATTATTATGTGGACATCCTATGAATTGTGTATTCTTGTACATACTAGATCTAATTTCTTCTTTAGTTGCAGAAGGATATATTGGCTTAAATGAGAATTTACGTTTAACCATTTGATAATCCCATGCCTCAGAAATATAAGAGCCCACTGCATTTTCATCAAATTCTGCAGCCAGTGACATTGCAGCCGCTCCTTGACTTGCTAATCCTGATCTCCATACCAAACTGCAACAAGTATTTGTTGGCTCGCATTCACCTCCACAGTCGAATGCTTCAAACTGAGCTGGACCTCCTGCAGCAAAGGAACACTCATCGGGAAGCCCTAGGCCACACAACAAATTTTGACTCGTCGACGGTGACGACCCCCAGGTGTAATTATTAGGCCACTCCCATGCGATATCCAGTCCACCACCAAGCGAGAAATTGCAGTTGCTACCACGATAACCAGTGTTTACTACGTAGTTATTACAACCAATAAACCCTGGCCATGTTCCCAGACACCCGGATGTGTTTGCTCCGGGAAAAGTTGAATCTTGATTGCCTAAACATCTGTTTTTAGTCCACCATATAAAATTACATGGCGATTCTTGAGCACGATATCCTCCGTCGGGTTCTGCCTTATACAATGGCGGAAGCCCGCTTTTAGTTTGAACAATATCTTTATATTTGCTCAATGCATAACCAAATACAATTGGACGTGCTGGCACACTAAAACCAACCCATCCATTTGCCTGCATCTGAACTGCAAGAATTTCTCCAAATTGTGGTTTTATTCCAGCATGACAGTCTGTTACAAGTCCATTTTGACTCATAAGAGTGTCTATGGAAAAACAACTTATAGGTGGTTCAGGAGGAGGAGGAGATGTGGTGCCGCAACAAGGTAAACAAGACATAATTAATTACCAGTGAAATTTGTATCATTGAATTTTGTGAATATATTTCCTAAATCAATACTATCTGGATTATACATTAAATATCCATCAAAATCGTATCGACTTTGACGATGAACATATCCTATACGATAAAAATCAGTAATTTCCATATCATTATTTATCTTGTTCAAATCGTTTATTACTTTGAATAATTTTGCTGGAACAAATAAATTCAATGGAATAGTACAAGTCCACCAAGATCTATGCGGTTTTATTTTTCTATGAGAATTTAATAAATATCCGGTTCCCATGTAAGACGCCCTTCGTTCCGGATCAATGTACGAAGATAATTTCCATGGGTGATCTTCTTTGTTCCACTTTTCTGTGTAATTCAGTTCATCTGTTCCGATATAATCATTTTCTGGCATGGTGGCATAATAAACATATTTTGTTTCAAACATAAATTCCGGCCACAAATCCATACCATTATCCGACAGATTTGTTTTGAAATACGGAGTAATGCTGCTTCCAGTCCAGTCTGGATGATCTTTTTTATCGTATTCTTCCAATTTCATCTTTTTAACAGCAACATCAAATCCATATGGGTCCATTCCTATGACTGCAATATTATTTCTAACAGATTGTCTGCCAACTGGCCCAGAAGTAAGAGAAACAAGATACGGTAGAAAATATTCACATCCTGCATCTCTCACAAAGCCTTCTGGGAAATCAGATATTCTGTCTAATCCTATAGGATCTTCAAATTCTATCCGAACATAAGAACTTAGTTCTTCTCTTTTTAAATTTGGGGGTTTTGAGTTTGCTGTAGAACCAGTTTGTCCTGTCGTTATTCCGTATATAAAAGTATATGTGGATCCAGATATTCCAGAAACAGACAGAGTATATCCCCCACTAATTCCTTTCCATATAATGCCAGATACTGTTTGATCCACAACATTTGATGACAAATTTGATTCCGGTCCAGGCGATCCTAGTGTTTTGAAAGTAGTTGAAACAGATGTTACAGGATTATTAGTAAATCTTTCATGATATCCTTTATATTGTTGATCGTAATATGGATGTTCTCCTATCTTTGGAGGATTTACTTGACAATGACCCAGATCGTTTATTCCTCTATTCATATTATTGCCTGGTCCAGGATTGTTCAGACCAAATGCAATATTATAAACCCAGTTTCCAAGTGAACTTCCAGTTACTGATTTTGATTTTGCAAGAATTTCATATCTGCTTCCTCTAATATTTTTCCTTGTAATAGATTTAATTCCATACAAACTCAATGGTTGATTCAATGGAGTGAGTCTCTTCTTTCCTTCTCCAGTTCTCCATGCCATTCCAGAACCTCCCTGATGTGACATTAATCCTCCGCCAGTATCTCCAATAGAAAATATGCTGCTTCCTGGGGTTTTAGAATAAAAATATGCAGGTCGATTTAACCATTCTGTGATTTGATTTTTTAAATTAAGTTTATGGGCGTTGAGTGCATTTTTATGTGTTTTTAAGATGTAGTTTTCAGCTAGTAAAATATTATGTTCTCTCATTGCATTCTGTTTTAAAACAATCAAGAAATTCGGATTAAAACAGTACTCATTGTAAGCGATTCTTCTAGTTTCCAATCCGTCACCAGAAGCTCCAGAAGCTCCACTGCTTTCTCTCCTAGATTCACAATCTGGCAATTCTGCAGCGGATGCACCGGATAATCCAAAACAATTGGAAGGAATGGCACCGTATATTTCTTTTATTCCCCATCTATCAGTAAAGTTATAAAAAGGATTTAATATAATATCATCTGAAGCTCCTGAAGCTCCTGAAGCTCCTGAAGCTCCTGAAGCTCCTGAAGCTCCTGAAATCCCGAAAATTCCATCAAGTCCTTGTATTTTTTTAATATATTTTTTATTGTCTTTTCCACGAACATATACATTTTCTGAACATTCCCTACACCATTGTGGTAAATATTGAAATTTCGGAATATAAGAATACTCTCCTACCACAGGCCCACTGCATCCAGTGTATTTTTCTCCTCCACCATAAGTGTTTCCAAAATTAATAGTTCGTAATGTACAATTAATTGGTAATTCGATGTATGGAATTCTTTTGCTTAACCCAGGAACATTCAAATACGGAATTTTTTGTAAATTATTTAATTTATCTATTTCCCATTGAATATCTGCAGAAGCACCACTTGCACCACTTGCACCACTTGGTCCAGAAACTCCAGATTTCCACAAATTATATGTTGGAATATCGGGATCAGCATATCTTGAAGAATGACCACATGGTATACCAACACCATAATATCCATCATCGAATGTTATCGATTCTGTACAAAAGCTAATGCCCCCAGTTATTGTTGTCACTCCAGTAAAATTACTATTGAAAGTTTTTTCAAAATAACTCTTTACATTTGTATTTAAAAATCCAGTTTGCACTGAGTAATAATTATTGATTGTTTTTATTATAGATTCTCTGTTTATTGATTCATTACACTCTGCACAATTAACAGTATTTTCGTTTATAAAAGATATTCCAGAAATAATCCATGAATCCACTTTTGTTAAAAATTCTTGAATAAATTTTAATCTGTTTGTATTATTTTCTATTGCATCACCATACTGTCGTTCAACTAATATTGATCCAGATGATCCAGATGATCCAGAAAAACTACCGACTGCAATATCTGATGCATTATCTTTAAAATTATAAAATTCTTTTATAGATTGGTTGTAAGGACTTCCAGTAAATCCAAGATCTCTAGAAATATATAATCCATGTTTACTTACAGAGGCACCAGTGATAGCAATTCCAAAAAATGTTATTCCTCCAGATGATCCTCCAGATGATCCACTTTCCCCCGAACTACCTGAAAATGTAATGCCAGAAATATAATTTATAGCATCTGTGAAAGAACCTGCTGCATATATTTTATATCCTTCTTTTGTTGTTTTCTTGTTAGTATTTCTTTTCAGTATGGTGTTGAATACTCCATTTTTTCCATATATACTTTCAAATGTTGGACCACTTCCTAATTGTAACGCCTCTTGAAATATAACTCGATCTTTTTCGCTTCCTATTGGATCTTTCAAACAACAAATTTTACATCTGTAAACTTCCCATTTTCTTTTTAAATTCATTAACTCATTGAATTTTTTTCTATGTTTTTGTAATGGTACTTTTATTTGAGTTATTATTTTATAAAATGTTCTAAAATCCAAAGGACTTAAATCAAACTGAGACTGCCATATTCCATCCGAATCAAACGAATAACTATAAGATCCGATATTTTCCCACCAAGGAATATTTTTTGAATTGAGTGTGTTTCTAGAAAAATATCCGTATCTGGTGCTGTTCATGTTTTCAAAATCTATATCACTGTGATTATAATTATTCGATCCGCTTGCTCCTGAAGCACCTGAAGCACCTGAAGCACCTGAAGCTCCTGAAGATCCACACAATCTTTTAAAATAAATATTGAGTTTTGTTCCATCTATTGGACATTGTGGAATAAAGCCAAAACATTCGTCATAGTCATATTTTATTTCAGTTTCTATTTTTTTATTTTTTAAACTAGTTCTAGTGTCTACGAATGGATAATATGGATCATTAAAATCTGGTTCTATTCGTTTATATGATGATTTGAATATCGAAGAAAATTGTTGCGTAACTGCATCGTGGTGATTTTTTATGGTAGATAATTGATGTATCTTATTTTCAAAAAGAGGATTTTCGTCATTTATTATGAATGTTCCTTTTGATTCTCTATTGAACATCGTAGACAAACTGCGAAAATGCCACATACCAGATCGATCTGACCATAAACAAAAATTTGCTTCAGGAAATTTAGAGGCTAACAGAGTATCTCTAACTGCATAAGAAGTTACATATCCCAATAATTCTAATAATTTCATCTGAGAAATAGGCTTTTTATAGGGCCAAGAATAATTGTTATGTTTTATTATCAATCCATTTCTTGTATTTTCTATGTTGCACAATTTATACTTAAAATCATTTTTATTAAAAATATAATGAATGAAACTGGGTATAGGATTCGCCAAACTACTTGTAAAAGGATTTTCATATGAACCTGTTGAGCCTGTTGAGCCTGTTGAGCCTGTTGAGCCTGTTGGACCACTATTGCCACATCCTTCTGGGTTTATTGGATCGATTAATCTAACAGCTTCACTGCCAATAAAAAAGTTATCTGACATTAAAATGGCCTCGAATATCCGACTGATCCATCTGCTCCAATTCCACCATCTGCAATCCATCCAATAAAGTCTTTTATTTGTAATTCATTTTCAGGTATTTTTATTGATGGTTTTTGTGTTGCATTATATAAATCAGAATTCATAAATTCTAGAATAAACATATTTGTTTTTTGAAACCCGTCCATAGGAGAATTCAAAGCTCCTTCGTCGGTTATAACAGTTTTATTTAATATAATGCCTGAAAATTTAGTATGATCAAAATCACCAGAATCTTGGGGATGGATTCTAGATTTGAAATTTATTTGTAAATAATTCAAAGGTTTGATTTTATCAAATAAAAAAACTCCATCTGTTTGGAATTGGGTGTTTAGACAAGTCAAACTACCAGAGACTACCGGAGACATGATTGATTCTAATATGTGAACTTTTTTTAATATTGTTTGACTTGTTATATAATTAGAGTCTGGTGGAAATAAATTTACAATTACTTCTCCAGTTTCATCTGTGACTGCTACATTTTGAAGAAAATCACCATGCCATGCAATAGGCATTTTTTTATCTTGTACTTGGTTAGCTCCCATATTTTAAATTTCTATTGTGGCGGTGTGATTTGAATCTAAAAATGCCTGTTTTATTGAAGTGGTTGTATCTTCTATTGAATATTTAGGAATTGCAATTTCAACTATTTCTTTTGATTTAATAAAATCTTTTACTGTATCTATAATAATATTAGACTGATTACTCATATACCCAAATAGTGTAGTAAAAGTAAATCCATTTGGTCCAGATATTCCTAATGTTTCTGGATTGATATACGTATTTCCTATAGGATTCGAATTCCAATTTTTATATGCAGATATTACGTTTCCTGCAATTTTAAATTGAAATGGAATATTTAGGGGATTTTCTTTTCTTTGTATTGCAACAGAGTACGTTAATCCTTCAGCTTGAGTATTTCCTGTGTTATAAAAATTTAATATCTTATAGTCTGAGTTTTCTTTTCGAATAAATGTAACCGAATCATTAACAGAAAACGATAATCCATTAGAATGTAGAGTTCTGAAAAATCTCAAATACGAATTCCATTCCATAACTATTCCTAATTTGTTGAAAGTGGTGCCGTCCGTATGTAGATTTGAAGTCAAAACAACTATGTCGTTCACTTCCAAAGCAGGCAAAGTCTTAATAAAGTATGTTGTTTGATTTTCATATTTTTTTTCTAATTTCCTTATATTTTCTTCATTGGTTATGGGCCAATCTGTTCTACTTTTGATATTATTAACATGATATATTAACCAAGAATTTTCTGGACTATCTAAAAGTTCAGAGGCAATATTTTCTGGTGATATGTCATTTCCTATTTGTAAATACTGAGAACGATCTTTTTTTAGATTTAATTTTCTTGTTTCAAATAAATTTTTTAATTCTACTTGATTTGCACCAATGGATGTAGGAATCGAATGTGTTATCAATGGATGTAATGTGAAATATTTCATTTTATTATTAACATGTTTGGTTATTACCACCGCCACCGCCACCGCCGCCACCGCCACCGCCACCTCCGCCACCGCCACCTCCGCCACCTCCGCCACCACCTCCACCAAGTGCAAGTAATCGGGATCTAGACAAAACCGTTGTCTCTTCCGCATCGACATCACGGACATAACTTGGTTCTATTTCTTGCAAGACCAATTCAATCGAATATCTGATTGGAATTATACCATTCCCGACTTTCATTCCAAAGATAGCAGTTCCCTCTCCCACTCCCTCTCTAGATGCAGTAGCTTGCATCAAGAGACAAGGTTGAGGAAGTTTTCCTAACCAAACAGCTGTATAATCAGTTAAACTACTATTTCCTGTATTTTGTAAAACTCTAGGCTGCCACACTCCTGGATGAATCACTCCTCTATTATATAACGCCGTGTTATTGCCGATCGCCGTCCCCCATTGTGGAAGTATTAAATTTGTAAATTCATTAGCTATCTTTTTTGCTTCTTCCGAACACTCTGCGGATTTTGCTATCAGTGAAAATTGAAAATTATATATTTTTTTATTTGCACCATACCAAGCCGTGTCTACCACATCCACATATCCGTCATTGTTGTTTCCAAACATTGCCAATTGTCCACTAGAATATACACGTTCTCTATTATCGGTATCTCTACCATATGATCCAAACATACCCAATATTTGCCTATTTTGTACTAAAGACCCATCGTGAGCTACTTCTCCACTCTCATTGCCGTGTAAAAGTGGATAAAAGCTGTCGACATTTCGTGGCATGGGTTTTTCGTTTCCCGGAGTGTAATCTGCTTCCCCTCCTGAATTTAGAACATAATTATCTGGCAAAGAACCCATTCGTGTTGATGATAATGTAGAAGCCTGATCAGTAGCTTTAATTTTACAACTAGATCCAATTTTTGAAGGAATCGGCAAAAAAAACTGTTTCAAAGGATTTCCTAGTGTGCCTGCTCCTCTATTTTGGAAATACATTTGATAATCGTAATACTCTAAACATAACCAAAGAGGAGTTTCATTAATATATTTGGTAAGTTTAGGAAAATGATATGTTATTGCCATATAAATATATATAATGGCCTATAAAAATATATTTACCCCGACTAATATTAAAAAATATATCGGATCTCAAAAACAAATAAAATGTAGATCTTTATGGGAAAGACAGTTTTGTAAATATTTAGACGAAAATAAAAATGTCATCCAATGGGGTTACGAATGTTTACAAATACCGTATATCATAATGAATGAAAATAAAAAAAGAGTGTACATACCCGATTTTGTTATTAAAACACAAAAAGACGATAAAATAAAAATAACAGTAGTTGAGATAAAACCTTCTCGTCAAACTAAAAATCCAAACGCAAGAAAAAGAAAAAATATACAAGAATGTCTAATTTATGCAATGAATGACTCTAAATGGAAATATGCAAAAGAGTTTTGTCTCAACAGGGGATGGAATTTTCTAATACTAACAGAAAAGGAACTCTTTAATGATTGACTTACCAAGCAAAGGTCAAGACATTCAAAGCGTTAGAGAATATATTGTCGATAGAGGAGGATTTCAGCATCCTAGTAGATATAAAGTTAAATTTTCGCCTGGTTCGGATTTACCTATTGATGGTGCTGAAATGTATCCATTAAGTATTAATTTGCCGGAACAAAGCATTAAAATTTTTCCAGACTTTCATTATACAACGCCACGGCATATTCCTATAACAGTAGAAACTGGAGTAGTTTTAATGAATTTTATTCTTATGAGCGATTGGAAAGAACGAACTTTTTTTGAAAAATGGATGCATACGATTTCTTATGGATCCGTCAACAGCATTCCTGGTATAGACGTCGTGGGATGTATGCCGTATAATAAGGCTTCGGCATGTACATTTTCTATTTGGTTATTGAACGGTAATAGTCCGGCTTCTTATAATGCAATATATGTTTTTACAGAAGCATATCCTGTTCAACTTACTCCGGTTGAGTTTGATTCCACAATAGGAGGATATGCAACTTTTCAAGTCGGATTGTTTGTTCGTTCTAAAAAATTGTGGAAGGATTCTTAAATTATCCTATGGACAGGTTTCAAAAAACAAATATGTTTATTCTAGAATTCTGGATCAGTCATTCTAAGTGTCGATTACATAAAAGAAAGGAATAATTAATGTTGAATTCTTTGCTTACTAGTTACCCAAAATATGAAACCAGTTTACCGTCTTCTAATATTAAAGTATGGTTCAGACCCATACTAGTTAAAGAAGAGAAAAAATTAGTTGTTGTTCAACAATTTGGAACTGGAAATGAAATAATCAATGCAATGGTAGAAACAATACAAGAATGTTTTGATATAAAAGACGCAAATTTATTGCCTGTTTTTGATCTTGAATATTTGTTTTTGAAATTGAGATCGAAATCTATAGGATCTGTTTTAGATTTTTCATTCGTATGCAACGATACAGGAGAAAAAATCAAAACAAAAATAAATTTAGATGAGATACAAGTTCAGTTTCATCCAGAACACACCAAAGAAATCGTTTTAGACAATCAAATTCAGATAAAGATGAGATATCCTAATGCTAGAGATTTTATGGATGTTGCTGTAGAAGATCCAAATTCATTGTATAAGTTATCTTTAAAATGTATGAATGAAATTCAGACTGCTTCTGAATTGATTGAATGTTCAAATCAATCCGAACAAGAGTTAGAAGATTTTTTGGACAATATGACTCCTGTAAATTTTTCTAAAATTACTAATTTCTTTGAAACTATGCCTAAGATAGAAAGAGAAATCAAATATACCACATCAGATGGTATAAACCGTTCTTTACTTATAAAGGGAATAAAAGATTTTTTTTAATTTCCCTCAGCCACATATCTCTTAAACAAATTTTACAATTTCAGTTTACTATAATTAACGATCATAAAATGTCTATTACTGAAATAAATGAAATGATACCGTGGGAAAGAGATGTGTTTTTGGATCAACTGAGGGAATATATAGAAGAAAAAAATAGAGAGGCACAAAGGAGAAGATGAAATCTTCTTTTATAAATAAATTAAATACAATTTTTTATAATTTATTTCAAAACAATATATTTTCAATTGCGTATTCTGATTTCAAGTTACCTGACGTTTCTGAATCAATAGATAATTTTGAATCAGAAAATAGAAAAAAAGGTGGTGTGTTATCAACTGAGGGTAATAACACAGACTCATATAATGTTACGAAATTGTCTTTTAACGAGCCTAAAGTTTTTATACCAATACAAAGTATTTCACTTAATGAAATTTATAAAAAATCATTAATTCATATTCCTAAAAAAAAATATAGATCTATAAGGAAGTCTTCTTTTGTAAAAAATTTAATTAAAAATCAATACAGTCCTTTACCTACTGTAGAGTCTGCTAGTGGTCAATACAGTACTTTACCTACTGTAGAGTCTGCTAGTGGTCAATACAGTCCTTTACCTACTGTAGAGTCTGCTAGTGGTCAATACAGTCCTTTACCTACTGTAGAGTCTACTGATG